GGCCTCCTTGGATAGTGGCATCAGAAACCTCCCGGCATGCCCATCTCAGGGCCCAAGGCACCGTTAGTGGGCAGTCCTGGCACCTCTCCTGGTGCCTGTCCCGGTGGTTGTCCCGGTGGTTGTCCCGGTGGTTGTCCCGGTGGTTGTCCCTGGGGCGGGCCCGGTAGTGGGCCTTGCGGTGGGCCCTGGGGTTGCAGTCGCTCAGAGGATGGGCGCTGCTGCTTGGCACGCGTCATCTCGTCCCTGAGCCTAACTGACTCCTCGTAGTCCTCCTCATCACCGATCGCCTGGGCGAACTTCCTGGCCTTGACCTGCACGAGGAAGGGATCCTCCTCGTACAGCTCCTGTAGGAGCCTCAGGTCCGCCTCGGTCTCGTTCTCGATCCGTGCGTAGTTCTGTCGGTAGTCCGCCTTGGAGATAATGCGCCGGTCCGCCTCCGCCATCCCGATCCTCTTCAGCTCCATCTCCATGATGACATCGATTTGCCCGAAGGAGACCCGAACGGGGTAGAAGTGCTCTATATCGGTGGGGCGCAGAAGCTTCCCCTTTGTCCCTATCGTCTGCTTGAGCACCGAGTCCACCACCTGTAGGGTCCTGGTCCCCATGATCGACCACAGGTGCTCGTTCTGGATGGACGGCGCCGTGTACTTCTTCTGTGCCTGGGCGTTTATCATCCCCTGCTGGCCCACCGTTATCACCCCCGGCTGGCGACGGCCCATGAGGTCACGTACCGATGTTCCCAGCTCGATGTCGGCCTCGTACTCGGACCCCAGGTCGGCCAGCCCGGACTGTATCTGGGGGGTGGGCATGATGCCGAAGTCCCCCTCGTCCCCGTGGATGATGTCCCCCCGCTGTAGCTGCTGTGCCACCTCGGTCGGCTCACGGGAGGAGCGTATCTGAGCGAAGGCGTTCGACATGAGCAGCTGGTGCCGCGCTATGGATCGCTGTGCCTGGAGCCGGATGGTGTCCATCGTGGAGTGGAGTATCCCAACCGCCATTGACGAGGGGTCCACCTTGTCGGATGAGGTGGACTGCCTCCCGAAGCCCGCATAGGCCTGAATGAATGGCACGTACCCGAGAGGGTTCCTCTCCGTGTATAGGTCCTCCCCGTCCAGCAGCTTTACGTGGTGCCAGGACTCCGTCCAGTAGTGCAGAAGCGTGAGGGTATCATAGGGGTCCTGCCGGGACCCGACGTGGTACTCCTCCGCGTACTTCCGGGACTTGGACTTCCTTGCCGTGAGGTCCTGGACGTCCCGGGCGCACATGGTCTGTATCTCCACGGCGCGGGTGGGCTGCTTCCCCTCAAACGGATTAAGCAGGACCTGTGCCGGGTGGGGTGTGCGATACCGTATGGGGTTCCAGTTGTTCTTGTGGGCCTGGAAGGCCATCTCCCGGGTATCATACTCCTCATCGGTCTCTCCCTTGTACCTCCTAGGAGGACGGAGATAGGGATCAACGAGGACCGGTCCCTTGTACACCACATACCCGAGGTAGATCAGGTTCCCCGCGCCCTCCCGTGCGGGTATGTAGTCCTCGCGGAGGGCCGAGTCCTCCATGATCGCCTGTAGCCCCAGTTCGACCGCGTCCGATCTCCTCTGATGGGCCTCGCCGGTGCCGATCGGGTCACGGTGAATCTTGGGGTGGAAGGACATGAAGTTGTTTATGGCCGCGTCCACCGTGGATGTGGGGGTGGATGGGCGGTAGGAGGGGCGCCCTGACCTCTCCTCCCCGTCCACACGGGGCCAGACCTCGTATGTCCTCTCCCGGTAGGAGTCGTATGTGGCCCAGTTCCTGTGGGCGGCCGACCACACCTCACGGAGGTGATCGTACTCCCTCTGTACCTCGTCCCCTGATGGCCGTGCTTCATCCGGCATTGTGCATCACCTGCTCCTGGGTCTTACCCCCACCTGGACTTCAGCACCACCACCTGGTTCATGCCACTGGATGCGTGCTTACGCATCTGCCACGCGATGGCGACCGCGGTGGGGTAGTCGTCGTGTGCGCCGCGCTGGGCCTGAGTCCACCCGTTCTCGTCGGTTATCATGGTGGCGAACTGCGCGAGCCCATCCGCGTCGGGAATCGTAATCAGCCGCGCCTTAAAGGCCTCCTTCAGGTCGTCCCACAGCACATAGTGCGACCGGGTATCGGTGTGCCACCCGGTCTTCTTGACACTGCGGCCCGCGGTCCGCTTGTACAGATTGCCATAGTCCAGTGCCAGGGCGGTGTCGATGCAGGCACGCCCGATCCCGTTGTCCTCAATCCCCCATATCGGGGACTGGTAGAGCCTCAGCATCTCCACCGAGTGCCAGGCCAGGTCGGACGCCGTGAGGTGCTTGCTCATTATGGACGCCACGACGTACCCGGATGCCTGATCGAGGATCACCGTGACACCGTAGTCCCCCCCAACGCCCGCGGATGGGTCCGTGGCCGCCATGTACCGGCGCCCGGGAACCCACTTCTGGAATATCCTCACGGGCCCACGGGTGATGACGGGGTTCCTGGTGTACATCTTGAGGTCCTCCAGCGCGTCCGGGTCGAATGCGGAGGAGGCACGTGCTGGCTTGAGGGCCTCATCGATGGAGTGTGGGTACTCCTGCTCCATGAACAGGTCCGGTGTGAGCCCGGTAAGATCGAGCACGGGAATGGATGCCTTGGTTCTGGCGTACCACTCCTCGTCACGGTCCGGCCGTGCGGTCCATCCCGCGAAGAGCCGGTGCCACCCGTTCGCGGGGGAGCCAACGAAGGTCTCCCGGAACACGGACGCGGCCTTGCGCTTGTTTATGGTGGACCCGCGTATGACCTGCCCGCCCGCGTTGACCGATGGCTCGATGGCCGCCACCGATGCCGCGTCGTACTCGTGGAAGTCCGCCTCGTCCTGTATCACAAGAGTGGCCGTGAGGCCCCGGCCCGCGTCCTCAGTGGCGGGGAGGGCGAGAATGGACGCGTTTTGTGCGTCCGGGTAGGTAAGCTCCCTGCGTGAGTCCGTACCAAAGGGGAGCTGCCAGGACGGGGGGAGCTCCTTGAGTATGAACTTGGACTTGGACAGAAGGGCATTGGACTCGTTCTCGCCCCGTGAGAGCATGAGGCTCAGCGATCCGGGCTGGAACCTCATCACCCACGCGGCCCGTGCCGCCACCAGCCAGGAGAACCCCAACTGCCGCGCCTTGAGATAGGCGATCCACCTGTGATCCTCCATGGCCGCTGCCAACTCGATTAGGTGCGGCCACTTCTCGAACCGTATCCGCCCCCTGCCCGGTGGGGGCTCCATTATATAGACGTGATTCAGGAAGTGGGGGAAGGACTGCGCGGCCAACTGGAACTCGGCCGATCGTCCCAGGTCCATCACCCTCTGGTCGTCTAGCGCAACCGTATTAGTCATGGGACTCCTAGAGGCCGGCCCGCCTACGGCCTGCGCCGTGTGGCCGACGTATAGTTTGACTCGCGCGCCGGCCTGCTAGCGGAGGGACGACGGCCGCGTCGTCCCTCCGCTATTAGCTTCTCGAGAGCACCCAGAATCTTTAGCAAGGACTGTCTCTTGGTACCACTGGGTGCCTTACGGCGTGGAGTAGCGGGGCGGTCCCCACCCCATGTCCCCCTCTGTGTGGGGGTAAGGCGCTTCTTGGCGGTTGCCTTCCTCTTTATTACAGCCATAACTCAATCCCCCTCCATACTAGGCTAGCCCTGAGGCAGTTGTCGCAGTTGACACATAGGTTACAGCGGCATGTCCCACACCGTTCCAGGGCCACATCCCACCCGTCACAGAGACATGCGTGGCACACCTGAGTAAATTCGTTAGTTTCGTTAAATTCGTAATTCTTAACCCCCGGCTCTACAGCACCGGCTCTATGTTGCCGCAGTGCCTCCTTCGCTATGTCCAGGTAGTTCTCCATACTCCCCCTTATGCCCTTATGGGGTACGAATTTGACGAATTAAGGCCCCATCGGACCCGGTGTCTACTTGCTGTACTTAACGGCCTTTTTCCTACGCTTAGAGTAGGAGGCCGCTGCCTTCTTCCCCTTGGCGGTGTACGGGAACTTCCTCTTCCCAACCTTAGGCATGGATCACCTCCCCAGATATCAATTTGGGGCCCGTATAAGGTTCCGCAATGCCCCGCAGGACCCGCAACTCTCCAGGTGAGATCACCCCACCTGGCCTAATAAACCCAGTCTAACACGCCGGTGGGCTCAAGCACCACATCCCCCTGAGGGGTAGAGACGTACCAGCGGTACGTACCACCGTACACCCCGGTGTGATGGGCCGGAGGGGACATGGCGTACCGGTGGTGGTACGCACCATGGTTATGATTATGATCCATGGACGGACAGTCATACATAACTGTCCTGCGCCCGTCTCGGTTATGTATCATAATTATGTATCATAACGATGCTCGGTAGCTACGGAATTACCATGAGCATAACCATGGAGCAGGGAGCAGGGAGCCACAGGTACGGTAGAGATGGGTGAGCGGGGGAGATCGTATCTATATAGCGCGGGACTCCGCTCCATGGGTCGATCCTGTGAGCGCGACGTCCGGGCCTCGTGCGTAATAAGGAAACCTTATATGTAGGCCACTCCAGCTACCTAGGATCGCTCTAGGAGCCGCTAGCCGGTGGTAGA